ATGTCAGTGAAGATGCGGGGCATGTTAGAAAGAGGCTAGGGCTTTGTTGAAGGAGTCGGCGAGGCCAGTGACCAAGCCCTGGGCGGCGGCCTGCTTGCCGGAGAAGACCTGACCACGGAGGGCCGAGTCGGCGACGAGTGTGCGCTTAGAGCGGATGGCGGCCTTGAAGTCTTCGTGAATCGAGTCGACGCCAGCCTGGAGGTCGGCGACCTGCTCGTCGGAGAGGGACGTGCCCTCGATGCCGGCGCCCTTCAGGGGGGAGCCAGAGGACTTGATGACGACCATGCGGACGCCAGAGTCTTCGTAGAGTTTCGACATGTCAGGGACGGCCATGTAGACGCCCACGCTGCCGACGGTAGCCGAGGGGCTGGCGACGACGCGATCAGCCTGAGAGCCAAGCCAGTAAGCAGCCGAAGCCATCTCGGAGTCAGTGTAAGCCATGGTCGGCTTGCCAAGGTCGCGAATCTTGTTCGCGAGTTCCTCGACGCCGGTGACCGTGCCACCCGGGGAGGAGATGTTGAAGGCAATCTTCTCTACCGCAGGGTCGGCCGCGAACAGGTCGACGGCCATAGAGAGGTCGTTCACATCCACGGCGCCCATCATCTTCTCGATGGGACTTAAATTCTTTCCGATCACGCCGACGATAGGGATGGTCCCAACGCCGTTCTGGATGTAGGGCACAGGGGCCACGCCGAAGAATTGAGCGAGCATGTCAGTGAAGCCGAACTTCTCGGCCATGACTGAGAAGTCTTGGGCTTTGGCCGGGTCGATGAGCATCGGCTCACGGCCCTTGAGTGCATGGGAAAGGAATCGAGACATATTATTTTTCGTTAGTAGAGATGCCGGGCTGGGGTTCAGCCTGGTCGACTTGTGCGACCGTACCGAGGGGAGTGTTGGTCGGGCGGAAGAGTAGCTCAAACGGGATGCCGTACTGCTTGGCTAGGTCTTGCAGGAAAGCCATATCGGCCGCGCGCTTAATGGACTCCGTGCGGAAATCGAGGCCCCTAGTTCCGAAGAGCTCACTAGGACTCATGAGACCCATCTCGATGTCGGCACGGTCGTTTGCGGCTTCGCGGCCAGCGTCGACGGTGACGGACTTCGGGGTTGTCCAAGAGACAGACCACCATTTCGGATCGTCAGGAATCTCGCCCTTGGCGATGCCGTCGGCGATAACGTACTCATAAGTCGGCTGACAGAAGGTCTCGATAATTACATTCTGATACTTGCCGAAGACGCGAGCGGCCTTGGCCGTTACGAGACGCACGGACGCTCCGCCGGCAGAGGTCGGGTCTTTTACGAATTCCCAAGGTAGGATTGAACAAATGTCTTTTTCAAGCGCCTGAAGAAAACCGACGAAGGTGCTGTTGGGGCGTTTGCTCTCAAAGGACTCAAAAGAGTCGGAGGATTCCAGCACGACGGCTTTGCCGCCCATCTGGTTTGCCAGGTCATACGCCGTATTACCGACGGACCCAATCTCTGAGGCCGCGTCTTCATCTATAAAACCTGATCCCTTCTTGATTACGCGAACCGTGTCACCGTTATCTTTCACTGCACGTCGCTCGAGCTCTAGGATTTCCTTGGCGTCCTGGATAGCCGTCAGGGATGATTGCAGCACGGGGACTCCGCGGGAGCCGGAGGCCGTTTCCATGTCGACGATGTGCATGACAGACTGAGCCTCAACCTTGCGGGCAGAACCGTCAGCCTGATAGACCGAATAGTAAATGGGTTCGTTATATTTTCCGAAGCCGATGCCGTCCCAGCAGTCTTCCGGGGTGTCGCGATCTGTAGGGTCTCCGACTCGGTGGGCCTCGATGATTTGTGTTTTCGCTTCGCCGTTGAGGGAGGCCTTGATGGAGAAAGCATCACCGTCCCGAATCATTGAACGGGTAAGGATGGCCTGCGATTGATAGAAAGACTTGCCGGACACGTCGAGGCGCTTGGCCTTCGACGCGAAGTAGGCTTCGTGCAGCTCACCAACCTTCGGGTCTTCGGCGTGGGATTGCGGTTTGATGCCGTCACCACAGACATAAATCACGCAGTCATTCAGGATCTGCTTGAAGAGCGGGGACTCCCGTTCGGCCCAGCGACACTTCTTGACCATCTCGTTGCGGTCCCATGGCGCCAAGTCGCGGCGCATGTCGTCAGGCTGCGGAGCGAAGATGACGCGGCGAGCGTAGGTTACGGCCGTGCTGCCCCAGGTATTCCCGCTGTACTGGTTATTGAAACGGCCCTGAGATACAGTTGCGGCCTGCGGAGCCGGCGTACCCTTGCGGGCGGACGGCTTTGCCTTCTTAGGGCGCAGGCTGACAGTAGGGGCTTTCTTGCGGGGGGCCATAAATTATCCGAGACGGTTGTCCCAGCGGGAGTTGATCATCGTCACGCGGCGACCATACTTGCCAGGATCGAGGCGGCTTAGGGCGAACATGGATTCATTCAAGACCTCCTTAGGCGTCATGCCTGGGAAAGCCTTGGTCGCGGAAGACCCGGAGTCTGCGTAGGACATGAGCGTTTTGCCGTCCATGATCAGCGCAAGGGCCTTGGCTTTGAGGTCGAGTAACTCGCACTCGGTGAGGCCGATAAAATATCCTTGAGCCATTTGACCTGCGTAAATTGGCAACGATAGGGGGCGGCGACGCCCATGTCCACGCCACGAGACTCTTCCTTCCCGCAACCATCGGCGCCGCCGCTTGAATTCAGTGTCCCCGACTTCATGCGGAAGGCAAGTCGGTTTCGGTCGTTTCCTTGCCGACGATTCCCCAGCGAACGGCGGCCAGAAGGCCAAGCAGCTCGCAGTCGAAGGCGTGGTTATCCTTCTTCCCCTGAGGGAGCAGCCACTGAGGTTTGCCCGTGCGCCTATCCTTTACGCGGACCTCGGCGTTGACTTGGTCGACGTAGTCCTGCCCAGCGTCAAGGGCGTACGAAAAGGCGCGGCGTGAGCGAAGCCCGTGCATCAGATCCTTACCCCCGAGGTTCGACCAGACCAGGAGCACGGCGCGGGTCTGGAGACCGGGCACCATGATGGTCTGCTTATCGGAATAGAATCGGCGGGTCGTCTTGCCGTCCTTGGTCGTGACGCTGAAGTCTTCGTTCCCGGAACCCTTTGCGCACTTCCAGCCACGCATTGCGGTCTGGCGGTAAACGTCTTGAGCCTGGTCCCCCGCGTCGACCATGACGAGGGCCGGGTGGACTCCATGCAGTTTGACGAAAGCCTCGACGTCCTGCCAGGTATCAATCTTAGCGAAGGCCTTCAGGCGGCTATGCCCGGTGCGACTCCAGCGTCGGACTACGCAATAAAGGTGACCACGTTGCACGTCGATGCCTGCGGTGCGGAAAGGAAACGAACCTTCTGGTGCTCCCTCGCGGTCGACGACGCGGCCCTTCGGCGTGATGACCGACTCGCCGTCCCAGTCGTCGGCCATGTTGTAGTTTGCGGCCTGTGCTATGTTCACTATCTCGCCGCCCTCCTCGACCCATGGAAGTGCGAGCCTCTTCTGCTTGAATTGTCGGCGAGCGTCGTCACTGCCGTAGACCTCAAAGTCTTCTTTCCCCTTGATCATCATGACGGCCAGCTCGCCCCAGCTCATCGACGCAAGCGAGTTCCAGTGAAGGCCGATGTGCCCGGAGTTAGCGGCCGAGGCTGTAGCCACAAAGCAGCCGCGAGCGTTCGCTTCCATGCGGGTTGCGTTGGTGTCGGGCAGGCGAGTCTGGCATGCGGCGCACTCGTAAGTCGTGCCAGCGCTGACCTTCTGCAAATCCCATGAGCCCGTCAGCTTGGCGTCGTCTGGAAAGCGAACCTGCTCCCAGAGGTATGGCTGAAGATGCGAACAAGATTCGATAGGGCATCGAAAGTTCCAGTCACGCTGATCGGTGGATTCGTGCAGCTGATGGAATTCCTGCCCCGACCTTCCGCCCTGGCTCATGAAGATTCGCTTACCCATCCAACCGAACGCCGTGACGCGCGCGCTCAGTTCGGCTAGGTGCCCGGGAGGCGATTGCCAGCATTCGTCGGCAATTGTATAACGGAGCGAGAGGCGCTGAAGGTTGGCTTCGTTCCAAAGGCCGCGGCAGTAAAGCGTCATGCGGTCGAAGTCCGTCGTCGTCGAGCGGTCCATGTCGTCGACCGAGATGCGGCCCTTGACTGGCGGGCAGTTATTCCAGACCGGGCGCATGTAGCGCAAGGCGAAGTCTTTTGCCTCGGCGTCGGTGGACTGAAAGACTGCCGTCGGGCCGGGAGCGTTCGCGATGATGTGGCAGGTGAACAGGCGGGCGAAGAGCGACTTGCCTGACTGGATGCTGGCGAGAATGGTCAGCATCTTCGTCTCGGGGTCGGCGGCGATGCGAAGGGCCTCCGCGATCCACGGCGTACGCTCCGACCTGAACGGCCCGGGCATCGGCGAGTCAGGGATGGCGAGCACGTTCTCCTCGAGCCATTCGACGATGTCGCCCGAGTCCGCTGGCTTGAGCACGTCACGGCCTACGCGGAGTAGGTCAGACTTGTTCATCGTTCGCGGATAGGTCGGCCTTTGTTCTGCGGACCCATACCTCGAGCGCCTTCACGGCCCGGGCGGGATTCTCTCCGTTGCAGGCCTCGGCCACGTCGAGCGCTAACTTGTCGAGACGGTTGACGACCTCGCCCATCAGTTGACGCATGGCCTCCGTCGCTTCCTTCGAGCTTATGTAGTCCTTAGCCAGGATGAGCCGACGCTCCTGCTCTTCTTCGAGGGCGACTAGAGTCTTGAGGCTCTGGTTGTACGCGGTCTGGTACTTCCCCTGGTTCGGGTCGCCTCCCTCCATCGATGCAAGCCAGACGCCGCGGGCCCGACCGACCAGGGCACGGTGCTCGCTGATCGTGTCGGCCAGCGTTCCGTCGTCGAGGTTTGCCGGCGCGGCCTTCGGCGCCTTCGCTGACCGGGCAACGTCTCGAGCTGCTCGCCATACCTGCGCGGCTTCGATGGAGTCGGTCGGCATTCCCTCGCGCTTGAGCACGGAGACGCGCTGCGCGGTGATGTTCAACGCGGTTCC